GAAATTGTATGGTGGTTTCAATCGCGGCGAACTACAAATCTTTGCAGGTGGTTCAGGTTCAGGTAAGAGTTTGATTATGCAGAATCTTGCAGTCAACTGGGTACAGAATGGACTCAGTGGTGTCTACATCACACTTGAGTTGAGTGAAGGATTGTGTAGTATGCGATTGGATAGTATGATGACTGATACAAGCACAAGAGAAATCTTCAAAGACCTTGACAATGTTGAAATGAAGGTCAAGATGATTGCTAAAAAGGCTGGTCAGTTACGTGTCAAGTATATGCCAGCACAAAGCAACGTCAACGATATAAGAGCATATATCAAAGAACTACAAGTACAGACTGGCATAAAGGTAGACTTCTTATGTGCAGACTATTTGGACTTGATTATGCCAGTCACAGCAAAGGTTAGCCCTAGCGATTTGTTTATCAAGGACAAGTATGTGAGTGAAGAACTACGTAATCTTGCTAAAGAACTGAATGTACTATTGGTCACAGCAAGTCAGTTGAATCGTAGCGCAGTTGAAGAAATTGAGTTCGATCATAGTCATATCGCAGGTGGTATCAGTAAGATCAATACTGCTGATAATGTGTTCGGTATCTTTACAAGTCGCAGTATGCGTGAGCGTGGATTATATCAAATACAATTGATGAAAACACGTAGTAGTTCGGGCGTAGGTCAAAAGATTGAATTGCAATTCAATATTGATACATTACGTATTACTGACAATGGAGAAGAATATCAATCTAAGCAGCAACCGTCAGGATCAGCATTATTGAGTCAAATACGCAGTACTAGCGAGGTAGGGGCAGTCAATACAGCAGTAGCAGAGACTATTGAACCTGTAAATAAGACAATTACCCCGGATATTCACAGCGCAAAACTAAAAAGTTTATTGGCCGAAGTAAAGAAACAATTCCCGGAATCCAGATAAATACTAATAGGACAATTTTATGCACAAGCGCACAAGAAGCCTATTGGAAGAACTGGAATCTATTGGCAGTAACAGGGACATGAACCATGTTATTGAAAATAGAGCCATAAATGTCATTACTAGTGCTATAAACCTTATTGAATTGATAAACCGTCAATATAATAAGGATAAGGCAGAGTTACTAGAAAAGAAACTTCTAAGTGCAATAAAAAGCAAAGACCAACGCAGATTTAGCAAGTCACTTAGGAAGCAACATAATGAAGATCAAGGATCTAAAGAGTAAAAAAGTAGTAAGCGAGATTCAATTGAGCAGCTTTGGTCTTGGAGACTATGGCTCTGCATTGGGAAAACAACTTGTAGGTAAGGGAGGCGGACTTACCAAACAAGATTTGATGACACAAAACATCTATATCAAAAACTTTGTAAGTAATGCATTATCAAACTTGAACAATGCTATAAAAGGTGGTTTAGTTGATCCTAAAAAAACTGATAAACCTGCACAAACGGTTCCTGGAGCGTCTAACCCAAATATAAATGTCACAGTAGGAGGTAAACCTGTTAGTGCAGCCCCTGCTAATTTATACAAGCCTACGGCAGCACAAGCAAAACCGGCTTCAGCGGCACCACAAGCCCCAGTAGGAATGAAATATTCAACTACTTTTAGTCCTAATGCTACTAAAGCACAAACCGGAACACCAGCACAAACAGCTCCTGCAGCAGCACAACCTAAACAAACTGTAGCACAAAAGGCAGCTGCTTATAAACAACAGCAAGCAAAAATCAAAGCAGCAGGAATAAAAAATCAACCAAAAAAACCTGTAACACCAAATATAAGAGAAAGTTCTTATGACCGTTTGAACGCGCTCTTTGAACATATTTTAGAAGCCGCATCACCTGAACAAACAGATGCACAATCTGTTAAAGATTATCTAAAAACTGTATGGTACCCAAATTATTTGAAGGGCGTCAACTGGAAACCAAATGAACAACAGATTGATAAATTACTACAACAAGTACAAGATACCTATGCTAAAGATAATGGTCGTGCAGCGTTGAATCAATTAGCAAGTCTATCGTATAGTATTACACCTAGGTCTCAATCTAAATCAAATAAGACTAGTGCAGATAAAAACCAAGCAGACAAAAAACGAGCAGCAGCGACAGCAGCATCTGCAACAGCAGTACCTGCTCCAGCAGTAGCCGCCGCCGACGATGATGATGCAATAGTTGCTACATGGGGCGGAGTGCAATACAGAAAAACAATGAGAGGGTGGAAAGACAAAAAAGGCAAATATGCCGATGCTAATACAGCAAAAATTTTAGATCAAGCAATAGCACAAGACACAGGAGAAACTCCACCAACTAAGCCAAAAGGTCCAACGGCGCCAGCAGCTGGTCCGGCTGCAGGTGCAGCACAACAAGCAGATAATAGCAACGTTATCCCATTCAAAAAAACAGCCTAACAAAAATGAATTTAGTTGAAAGTCTACAACATCTTTCTTCAATTTTTACTAAAGAAGTAATCAATGAAGATAAAGGTCATCTGGATCATCCAGAAGATTTAGTATTCTTACAAGATGTAGCAGGAGCAAGAAAAGCGATTGATAGTATGCTCGCCACTGCTAAAAATCCTAAAGCAATTACAATCAAATGGGATGGATATCCTGCATTGATATTTGGACGTGGACCAGATGGCAAATTTGCTATCATGGACAAACACATGTTCAATAAAAAAGACGGATCGGGTCGTAAGATTTACAGCCCAGAAGATTTTGCAAGATACGATCAGGCAAGAGGCGTAGAAAGAGGCGGCTTGAATGAATTAGTCGCTGAAATTTGGCCTGGATTAGAAAAAGAATCTAAGGGCAAAGGATATTACTGGGGTGACTTGTTATTCAGTCAACCATTGAAAGAGACTAACGGTGTATATAAATTTCGTGCTAATCCTAACGGTATAGTTTATACTGTAGACGTTGACAGTAGTATAGGTAAACTGCTTACTGACAAAGTTGCAGGCATTGCCGTACACCAATATCTAGATCCTAATGCAGTCAGCACAGATGAAGCCAAACCGCTAAACGGTTCTATAGGTCAATTGACAAACACTAGCAATGTTGCTATAGTTCCAAGCGCAATGCCTATCACTCCTGATGTAAAAGTAAACCCAAATCTAATTCGTAAAGCAGAAAGCGCACTATCAAAGTATGCTAATGATATACAAAAGTTGATGACTACAGCACCGCAAGCAAGAAATACATTCAACACACTGTTTACTACCTATATCAATAGCAAGATCAAATCAGGTGATCTAAACAATCTATTAGATGGTTTCATGGAGTATGTCGAAAATAGACCCATGACAGGTAGCATGAAAAAGAAGATAGCAGATCACCTAAATGCCAATAAGAACGGTATTGTAGGTATATTTACAGTATGGATGGCACTGTATAATCTCAAGATGAACATAGTAGATCAGTTAGCTAAAACAGCAGAACAAAGCCCCGTCAAGGGCTATTTACAGAGTGGCCAGCAAAGTCAGGAAGGGTTTGTCAGTCAGGGGCTAAAATTCGTTGACAGACTGGGCTTTAGCGCACAAAATCTAGCAGGCCGCTAATATCTAACACCATGTTTTTTCGCCACAGGCATAAATAATAGTATGAGCCTTATGAAGGTTCAAAATAACATGGAGATTTAGAAAATGGCACAATTTACAAGAGTCAATGGTGACTACAAACAAGTACTATGGTTAGACGCACCAGATTACACTAATACTGGCGTCAATGCTGTAACTTCAGCAGTAACAGTTCAGCCACAAGGCCCGAAGTTAGACTTTTTCACTCTAACAGGCAATGGCTCACAGATCGCTGACAACATTCAAGCTGCATTCCAGACTATCCAACAGTTAGCAACTATTCATATCTATGAATATACTAATGCTACTGACGATACTCTAGCAATCGCAGTATATCCAACAGGCGCATGGACAACTGCAACACTAGATGCAGCTTTAGCAAATGCTTGGACATCAGCAAACGTAGCTGCTACTGCAACAGCAACTTTCACTAACTAATAGTTAGTTTTAGTTAAGCAGAATAAGGCCCGAGAAGTAAAATTCTCGGGCTTTTTTATTGCTGTAAATACGGCATGAACCATAGACTAGCATGTTATACACTATTTGATATTACTCATACAGGTGTATTAAACCGTGCTAGACCAGCAGTTGATGTAAAAGATGTCAGTGACTGGGTTTATCAGAGAAATACTCAATGTAACTTTGATACACTCATACAAATTATTAGTTTACGAGGACAACCTGAAGTTGTAACTAAACCTAAAAAAGAATTTATTAGTAAAGATAACTATTTTGGAGATTTGTATACTGATTTAGATAAATGGCATTGTTGGACATTTGACTTTGAAATACATCACTGTAGTGTATTTGAAGATGGGGTAGAGGAATTAGGGGCTCTTTATAATGATTGTCAAAATGTTCCTATGATAATCTGTAATACAGAATATCCTAAGTTACAGAATTGTTTGGATGTTACAAAATCTCTGAAAAACATTTACTTTGTTAAATATCAACTATGAATAAGAAAGACCTAAATAGTAAAATACATGATTTGCTTATTGTCCGTGAAAATGATGGAAGTTATTTCTTATTCGGAAAATATAAAATAGTCGTAGATAATCAAGGTAATCATAACCTTATAGACCCATACGATAATATTATTATACACAATTTTTCAAATCTAAAAACTGCTGTTACCTATTGTGTATTTGATAAAAACAAGCAAAACAAGTTGTTACCGCGTATTATAGAACTAGATTCACTATTAGGTGGACTTGAAGTTATGATAGCCCAGCATGAAAAACTAGCCAAAAAGACACTCGATAATGAGATAAAATCCATATATCTTGCGAAGTTATATGAAGAAAAACTGAAGAAGCGCGAAATGACTAAGGAAATCAATAATTATATACAGATTAGCAAGTACTGGCAGACCAAAAAGTACGAAGAGAATAAGGCTAGATAATAACGGATAACTGATAAATATATCTATAACGATTGGGAATTATACCATGAAACTTAACGAACTAGACCGTAAAAATACAGCACAGGCTGCTCTAAAAGCAAATTTCGATGTATCATTTGATGCAAGCAAATTGGATAGAGCCCAAACACGAAACATGCTATCAAAGGTAGCAGGTTTGATAAAGGAAACTAGAGCCAGAACAGATTTTTATAAACACCAAAATGATCCTAGTTATCTAAAACTAGTATTCATGAATCAGGCTTTATTTGAGCATTATCAAAATTTCAAATCAGCACGTATAGTCGTTGAGAACGAAGAAGTACAAAAGTCAGAAGTAATTCTTGCTGCACAGGACATGATCAATAGTGTTCAAAAAATGATTGAAGAAGTAAATGATATGCTTGTAAAAGAACTACCAGCATTGACTGACAGCATTCAAAGTGAAATTGGTGTAAACGAAAGCCAATCATTCAATCAAGCAGCAAGCCAAGCACTTACATCACTAAATCAAACACTAAGCCAAAGCAAGCAAGGTCTACAAGATGCAATGAATCAAATGACCGGCGTTGCTGGAGCAGAAGCATTTGGTGCAGCACCAACTGGTGGCGAAGAAATGGCAGTAACAGATGTTGCTGCAACTGCAGGTCCAGGTGGTGAAGAAGTTGTAGGTTCAGAATTAGATGCTGAACTACCAGCAGAAGAACCAGAAGCAGAACCAACAGGCGGAGTCGGTCGCGAAAAGAGGTAAGAAGTGCGCCTCTACGAACTCGACAACAGCAAAGAATATGTAACTAAAATTACTGTTCTAAGCGACCAACTAAAAAATGATATACAGAAAGGACTAATTAGTCCAAACTTTACTGTAGATATGTTATTGGAATATTTCCGCAAATATGGTGTTGTATTAGACAAATCAGATTTGTATAACATGATACTAACATACCCACTTAAAAATGTTATATCAAATATACAAGGTGATAAAGTAGTATTCAAAGGTATGCCACAACAGCCTGCTGCTCCTGATGCACCTCCACCAGAACAAAGTCAAGAAATCGTCAGTAAAATGGCACATAAAGCAGCAGGCAAGTAACCTTTTCTGTTGTATTTTTATAACATTTATTGTATAGTAACTTATGGTCATTACTATCACAGAAAAAGCAAAAAATAGATTCAAAGAACAATTACAACAGCGCGGTAAAGGTATAGGAATACTGATCGGCGTGAAAGAGACAGGATGTTCTGGTTATGCCTACACTTTAGATTTTGCTGATAAATGGAATGAAAATGATTACCTTGTCATAAAAGACGATCTTTATGTTTATGTAACAGAAGAAGCATTCAAATATCTCAACGGTATGACAGTTGATTATATAAAGCAAGGACTCAATGAAAAATTTGAATTTATAAATCCAAATGAAACAGGACGTTGTGGTTGTGGAGAAAGTTTTACTGTATGATTGAAATTAGTCACTTAGTAGTAGATGGTTGTAGTTTAGCATATTGTCAAGGATTAGAAAATCCTCATATAGATGGTTGGCCTGCATTACTAGCAAAAAAGATAGGCGTTCCTGTTGTAAACTTAGCACTAGGTGGCGCAAGCATGGATGCTATACATCGCCGTCAGTTTGATTATTATTACGAGAGTAATCAATTTTATAAACAGCGTAATGTAGTTTCTAAACCTTTTCAAATTATTTCACTAACATATGCAACCCGAAGAGAAGAATATTTTGAAGAGCATTATACAAATCATGAAACAAACCGTTATTGGGGACTTGATCTAAGTCCAGATCTTAAAAAGTTAGAAAAAATTATAAGTTCCTTAGATATAAGTCCAAAAAATCTTCCTGCATATGTTGAATATGCGCACTTTATGAATCTAAATCTTTATGCTATGACTGTAAGGAAATTACATTATTGGGATTCAATGAGACAATTATTTCAAAATAACAAGTTGAATTATTGTATATTTGATTATATGCCTACGCTTGATGAAAAAGTTGATTTACTATTACAGCAAAATCAATTTAGTTTACTTGAATCTTTA